AAAAGAAATAGCCCTCGACTGCCTAGTCAAGATCGCCAAAGCCAATCCATACGATCCGATCAAGAACTACCTCAACCACGTCGCCGCACACGAACAACCCACTTACATCGACCGGCTCGCATCCACGTACCTGCGGCCCGAAGACTCAACCACAACCGAACCCACCCTTTATGACCACATGATCCGCTGCACCCTCATCGGTGCAGTGCGCCGCATCTACGAACCCGGAGCCAAGCACGACAACGCAACCGTCCTCATGGGTGAACAGGGCGCGCGCAAGTCATCATTCTGGGCAGCTATCGGTGGGGAGTTCTTCTCCGATGCGCTTAAAGACATCGGATCAAAAGACGACCTAATGGTCCTGCATCGCAGCTGGATCATGGAATGGGCTGAGCTGGATCACATCACCAGTAAGAAACACGCCGGTCAGGTGAAGGCATTTCTGAGTCAATCGACCGACCTGTTCCGCATCCCCTACGGCAAGGCGACCGAAGCATTCCCGCGGCGCTGCATCATCGTCGGCTCAACCAACCGCGACACCGGCCTGCTGGTTGACGAGACAGGCAACCGCCGGTTCTGGGTCATCCCCGTCACATGCACGCTCGCCAAACCGATTGACGTGTCATCACTGCTCAAGGAGCGCGACGCGATCTGGTCGGCAGCGGTGGCCGCCTACCGCAATGGCGAGCCAAGCGTGCTCACCGCCGAACAGGAGGCGATGGTGGCACAACAGAACGAGGACTACTTGGTCGAGTCGCCATGGCGCGCACCGATCGAAGCGTGGCTGCTGGCACCTCATAACAAGTCGAAGGACATCACGACGGACGTGCTCCTGGCTGAGGCCGTGGCTAAGCCGGTGGAGCGTCAAACGCGGTCCGATCAGATGCAGGTGGCCAGCATCCTGCGCGACCTCGGATACCAACGAAAGAAGACCCGAGTCGATGGCGTTCTCAAATGGGTCTACTTTTGAGACAATCGAGTCTTATGAGTCTCAAAGTGAGACAGGCTTGTGTTCCTACCTGCTGGGGAGTAGGTGGGAACAGCAAAACCCTGTCTGCTACTACCTTGTTCCTATGTTCCTACTGTTCCTACCTATATAAAAGACCTATATGGAATAGGAAAGAGGGGGGGGTACAGGGGGCGTGGGGAAACTCTTCTAAGGAGGTGGGAACGGTGGGAACTAGGAACAAAGTCAGTCTCACCGGCTCCGCCTACCCTTGACCCATGGCGACCCTCACCCTCGACATCCGCTCAGAGCTGCCTAAGGCCGTCGCGTGGACCGACACGATGACCAAGCAGCTTCCCTTCGCCATCAGTCAGGCCATCAACAGCGTCGCGTTTGAGTCCCGCACCGCAATCAACAGCTCGACACGTCAGTACTTCCAGAACCCCACCCGCTTCACCCAGAACGCTTTCTTTGTCCAACGGTCCAGCAAGCGCAACCTCGAGGCCATCGTCTACGCCGATGCCACCAAAGGCCGTGACCGTGCTCGTTACCTGCGCTACGGCATCCAAGGCGGCCCGCGTCTGCAGAAGGGCTTCGAGCGCAAGTTCCTATCTGATGTCGTCGGCACCCGTCGCATCCCCTCAGGGGCGCAGCTCGTGCCCACATCCCTGGTCAAGCTCAATGCCTCTGGCAACGTGAGCCTGGCGACGATCAAGCGCATACAGAAGGGCTTGGCCACCAACGGCAATGGCACGTTCTTCGTCGGCACACCTAAAGGCGCCGACCGCCCCGCTGGTATCTATCGCCGCAGTCGTGGTCAGCTGTTCCCCTACTTCATCGCCATCGACCAACAAGCCCGCTACGAGCGGCGCTTCCCCATCGGTGACATCGCTGGCAAGGTCACACAGCGGCGGTTCGGTGATTACCTGCGCAGCAGCCTCGAGCGCGCCATCGCGACCGCACGCTAGGCAGGGGTGCCCCCCCCACCCTTTGCGGGTCCTTCCCCGGCCAATCTGCATGGGTCGTTCGCGCGCGCACAAAATGACTAGCGTCAGCGCAAAAACCGCATAAACCCCTGCGCCGCAAGGGATCTCAGCTTGAGTCAAATCGGACTCAGGGCAAGACCGTTAAGCGGCGTTTAGGATCAGTTAACTTAAGCCTAGTTGGTTTTAACTCTTTTCAGTGCTGGTTACTTTTGCCGAGTTTGCTGCAATTCGTGGATGCACGAAAGCGGCAGTGACTCATGCCAGCAAGAGCCGGATTGCAGCGGCGGTGGTGGTGAAAGATGAGCGCAAGTGGTTGGACCGCGACCTGGCGCTGGAACTGTGGAACAAGAACACGCGTGCCACGCCGAACTCAAAGGTGAGTCAGGCCGACCCGGTTGATCCGCAAGAGCTGCGGCAGCAGATCGACAAGCTGCCTGATGATGCGATCCCGGATCTCAATGAGAGCCGCGCGAGGCGTGAGCACTACCAGGCCGAACTGGCGAAGCTGCAGGTGACGCAGCAGCGTGGCGATCTGGTGCCGGCTGATGAGGTGAAGAAAGAGGCGTTTCAGGTTGGTCGCAGCATCCGCGAGGCGCTGGCGAATCTGGCCGATCGGCTGAGCCACCAGCTGGCTGGCGAAACGGACCCGACGGTGATCCATGAGGTGCTGACGCGTGAGCACCGGGATGCGCTGCTGGCGCTGGCGGAGGCGGAGAAGTGAGCGTCTGGCGCGCTGGGTTCATGGAAGGGCTGCGGCCTGAGCAGCCGCTGACGGTGAGCGAGTGGGCGGATGCGCACCGAAGGCTGAGCAGCAAGGCGAGCGCGGAACCTGGGCCATGGCGCACCAGCCGGACGCCGTACCTGCGCGAGCCGATGGACTGCTTGAGCAGCAGCAGCCCTGTGCAGCGTGTGGTGATGATGTTCGCGGCGCAGACGGGCAAGACGGAAGCGGGCAGCAACTGGCTCGGTTATGTGATCGACCACGCGCCGGGGCCGATGCTGCTGGTGCAACCAACTGTTGAGATGGCCAAGCGGCTTAGCAAACAGCGGCTCGAGTCGATGATCACTGAGACGCCGGTGTTGGCGGCGAAGATCGCGCCGGCCAGGGCTCGGGACTCGGGTAACACGATGTTTGCGAAAGAGTATCCCGGCGGGATCATGTTGCTCACCGGGGCGAACAGCAGCACGGGGCTGCGATCGGCACCGTGCCGGTACCTGTTCGCTGATGAGGTGGATGCGTTCCCAAGTGATGTGGATGGCGAGGGTGATCCGGTCGCGCTGGCGGAGCGGCGGACGACGACGTTCGCGCGGCGCAAGATCCTGCTTACTAGCACGCCAACAGTGAAGGACTTCAGCCGGATCGAGGCTGAGTATCTGCGCAGTGATCAGCGGCGGTTCTATGTGCCGTGCCCGAGTTGTGGCGGAATGCAGTGGTTGCAGTGGCCGCGGCTGAAGTGGGACGCAAAGCGGCCGGGTGATGTGCGCTATGAGTGCGAGCATTGCGGTCAGCGGTTCGAGGAACTGCACAAACCGGCGATGCTGCGCGGCGGCGAGTGGCGCGCTACGGCACCGGCTGACGGCCGGACTGCGGGGTTCCATCTGTCGGGGCTTTACAGCCCGCTGGGCTGGTGCAGCTGGGAGCAGCTGGTGGATGACTTCCTGCGGGCCAAGGCTGACGCGCCGGCGTTGAAGGCGTTCGTGAACACCCGGCTGGCGGAGACGTGGGAAGAGGACTATGCGGCGGCTGTGAGCGCTGACGGGCTGCTGGCCAAGCGGCTGGACTATGCGGCGGGCAAGTGTCCTGATGGCGTGGTGCTGCTGACCTGCGGCGTTGACGTGCAGGACAACCGGCTGGCGGTGAGCGTGTGGGGCTGGGGCGAGGCTGAGACCGGCTGGCTTGTGTGGCATCAGGAGCTGATGGGCGACCCGACGCAGACCGAAGTGTGGGGCCAGCTGGATCAGGTGCTGGCGACTGAATGGGACGCGACGGGCGGACGTGTGCTGAAGGTGAGCCAGACGGCGGTTGACAGTGGCGGCCACTGCACGCATGAGGTCTACGCGTATGTGCGCGACCGCGTGCGGCAGGGTGTGGTCGCGATCAAAGGCAGCAGCAGACGCAACAGCCCGGCGGTTGGCAAGGGCAACAAGGTTGATGTGAACTGGCGCGGCCGTGTGATCAAGCGTGGCGTCACGCTGTTTCAGCTGGGCACCGACACGATCAAGACAACGCTGTTCGGACGGCTGCGGCACAACGAAGGCGCGGGCGGGTTGTATTTCGGGCAGGCGGCTGATGCCGAATACTTTCGGCAGCTGACCAGCGAACGGCAGGCGCTGCGGTATCACCGCGGGTTTCCGATACGGGAGTGGGTCAAGAAAGCAGGCGACCGGAA